CGAAAGCCAGTATTCCGCTATCATCATTGCTGTACATTAAGTGGTTAGCGTCATTTCTGGGTTGCGAAAACGAAAAGGAAATTTGTCCCTTTAAATTACCTCCTGTTATCGGCAGCGCTCCGGCAGCAAGTTTTATCGTTTCTACCAGGCCAAGGTTTTGTAGAAATAATGCGACATTCGGTATATCCGCGCCGTTCCGGTCTTTAGCCAGTCGCGCATTCGCATTATCCATTACGATCTTAACTGCCGCAGGGGTGGCTGCCTGCGTTTCACTGGTGCTGTTCACCGCGCTGTTAAGTTGAACCAGCCCTCTTTGTTGTGTCGTGCCATCGAGGACACCAATCGACTCACGCGACGTTTTTTGTGCTTCCGCGCCCCGCGCTTTTATCTCTTTCAGGTTCTGGTCAATGCGCAGGAATAAGCCATCGCCTGTTGCAACATTCAGCGTGATATTTGAGGTATCTGATACCGCCAGGCGAAACTGCATATTAACGCTGACACCACCAACCGGCTTATCGATCGATGGGCAGTTTGCCACCGCGTAAAGCTCTCCGGCGTCAGTCATTAAACCGACTTCGCGAACGGTGAATCCACCAATCCCGGTCGGCAGAACGATTTTTGCCATTAACTGCGTGGATTGTTCCGGGGACACCACCAGCTCAGCGATATCTCCCCGGTACGTTTCATTGATTAACCGGATTTGCGACGGATCGGGTTTGACCTGCTTGCCATTACTGTCACCCACCACAAAGTGAGTCAGTACAATCAGGCGACCACTGGCAAGCGCCTCCGCCTCCAGTTCTTTACCCCGGTTAGTGATAATTGAGTAGTAATCAGCCATGAGATTCCCCGGCAAAAATGTCCACATCGATATGCGCTGTTGTCGCACCCGAAATATAAAAAGCCCCGTCCATACCCACATTCGCCATCACATCAATTTTGCTCAGATAGCTGCGCAGGTTCTTGGCCCGATCGGTGAGCTGGCGGATCTGATGATAGAGAGCGTCGCTGACCCCCTCACTGCTCTGTACTTCGATCCGGAAGGTGTAAGGTTCAGCGCGCGGGGTGTCTTCCCACCACTCAACCACGGTCGTGGGCAGGTTTACTGACCCGAGAGAACGGCGTACCGCCCCGGCCGTTCCCCTGTGCTGATGAACATAAGCGGCATCTTTTATCACCTGTCGCTTCTGCGCCTCTGTCCAGCCGTCATCCCAGAAATCAACGGCATGCTCCCAGGCCAGCCAGGGGAGAAGATGCGCCGGACAGGTGTCAGGATTTTTGGACTTGCGCACCATGTTGGTATCGAGGGTGGCGATTTGCTCAGCGCTGGCCTGCTCCTGCGCCCGCTCTTCATGAAATGCGCCAGGAGGCAGCAGGGATCGAAACTTAGCCGTCATTACTGCTTACCTCCCTGCGGGTGACATTAATGGCGGTACCTCTTTTGCTGTTTTAGCTGTTTCGGCATATGCCTTCGCTGATACACCGCAGCCGGTCAGCGTGGTGCCTGTTCCATATGAAAGTCTGCTGTAGATGGTGCTCATTCTGGTCATAGCCCTACCTCCGATTTATTCGGATGGCGCTGTGTGTGATTGAAGGGAATCAGGCAACCGGGCTCTTATGTTCAAGTAAAAATTAAGGATGATTCCCGGTGCCTGAAGATGGTGATCACCACAGCAACGGGGAAGCGTGGTGATCGTTATGATTTTTTCAGTTTTTCCACCTCTTCGGTGGTCTGTATAAACCTGTCTTCCTCCAGTTCTACGCCGATCGCCCGACGGCCAAGTTCTATTGCTGCTTTCACAGTTGAACCAGAGCCCATAAAGAAATCGGCAACGATATCCCCTGGTCTGCTGCTGGCGCTAATGATCTGCTTCAGCATGTCGGCAGGTTTTTCGCATGGATGTTTGCCCGGATAAAACTGAACAGGCTTATGCGTCCATACGTCGGTATACGGAACAAAAGCGGAAACAGAGAAGCAGCGCCGGAGGGTTTTGTATTCCTCCAGCAATTCTGAATACTTGCGGTTTAATGACTGATAGGTAGCTACCAGCTGGTGGTGAGGATGTTCAAGCTTCTGCTGAATGTGCTTATCGATAGCGATCCGCGTGAACAGTTCCTGCAATTTTCTATAGTCCACTTCATTTGGTAGTTGCCATTGGCTTGCACCAAACCAGTGTGACGCCATGTTTTTCTTTCCAGTTGCCTCTGCTATTTCTTTCGAGCTGACACCCAGTGATTCACGGGCATTACGGAAATAATCAATCAGTGGCGTCATAATGTGCTGCTTTAGCTCTGTGCTTTTCCTTTCGTAAACATCCTCTTTACCTGTGTAGGGTCCAAGATAGTGCTCAGCAAACAAAATCCGTTCCGTAGATGGAAAGTACGCACGCAGGCTTTCTTTGTTACAACCATTCCAGCGGCCCGATGGTTTTGCCCAAATGATATGATTCAAAACGTTGAACCGGGCACGCATCATAATCTCTATGTCTGAGGCCAGTCGGTGACCGCAAAACAGGTAGATGCTGCCAGCAGGCTTAAGAACGCGAGCATATTCAGCCAGGCAGCTATCAAGCCAGCGTAAGTAGTCCTCGTCCCCCTTCCATTGGTTGTCCCAGCCGTTGGGCTTCACTTTAAAGTACGGCGGATCCGTAACTATCAGATCAATAGAGTTATCCGGGAGGGCGGCGACGTAATGCAGGCTATCAGCGTTGATTAACTCAACACTGTTTATTTTTACAGTATTTTTCATAGATCAGTAAGCGTAACTCTGATAGGCTCACGTTGCTTTTGCGCTAAAGCAGTGGGCCTTGGTTAGTTTGTGACCTGAAAGCATGAGCTGATGGCTGGCCGGGTGCGCTAACACCCACCAGCCGCCCATTTCCACAGCGGAATACCCCTATAAACAGAGGCAAGAAATTTCAGTATTAGTCGGTAATGGTTTCTACCAAACTGAAGATTGCCTGGCGTTTTCTCTTTATTAACTCGAAGCAGAGAATTGCACCATCACCTTGTAACTTTCCTATATCTTTCCCAGTTCCGTCTCCATTAAATGTACAGTCACCAATAGCAATAATACATTCTTGGAGCTTTTTTTCTTCGGGAATTTCAAGATTAAGATAAGAGAATAATAAAATTCTAGTTTGCAAAAACTTACTACTGTAGGTCATTATATTTTCATGTGCTACATTGCGATTCTTAATTGCATCATCATCCAATTGACCACTATAATTTTTAAAGTCGCATTGGTTTCTATAAAGTAATGAAGTGATATCTAAATAGCTAACATAAGTTTCTCTTAATGCCTTGCAATCCTCTTTCATTAATTCAACTTCAGTAGCAAGTTGTGTATTAATTTTTAACGTATTAATTTGTTGCTTTATTCCCAGTTCAAATTGCTCACTTTGCCTGTGTAAGCTCGTTTTGAATTGCTTATAAGAAACTACCATCGCAATACCCGCTATCACTGCAGGGGCTAATGTAATTAATAAATCGCCAAACATCGTAAACAAATTTTTGTCGTTGTCGATTTTGACAGTTACAACGTTTTCGAGAGGATTAAGCACTTCCAGTAAATGAATTATATCCATGACAACTCACCTATAGAAAGAAAGCTATCATAACAGAAAACCCCGCCGCAGCGAGGTTAGAAAGCGTTTTAAGTCCGTGTCTAAGTGACCACTCTTAACACCTTATATCAAAAAATGCGGACCGCACTAGTGCTTTTTTGATGATTTTCCACACATACAACCAGATCCATCTCAAGGGGGATATCCAGCATAGACAGACACCCTTCAACGAACCCTTCCGCCAGTTGCATTTCAATGCGAATCTGCTTTTCGCTCTTCTTGCGCTGATGGGCCATTTTTCGCTTTGATACCCCGTAGATGTAATGGACAACTAGCAGCTGATAGTCATACGGGCGTTTCTTGTTAAGGCGTGCCATGCAGCCCTCGATAATAAGCCCATCATTATCCGTACATGCAATCCGTGTTTTACTCGTTTGTGGCAACAGACCTTTAAATCCGGCCGCAATAGGTGAGTAGTCAATATTGCAGGAATCGCTTGCAGCCCACGCACCCCATAAATCTAAAACTTTCTGCATATCACGCATTATTTTTCTCCATACACTTAAGCTTTCGCAATTACGCCGATCGCCAGCGCCCGATCCATAAAACGCAGTAGCAGCTCAAGCTGCGTACCATGCTTCTGCTCGAATGCCGGTACATCGGCGTGTAACTCGTCGTGGCACTCTCTGCACAGAGGGATCACGAAGAGGTCATGGGCTTTTGTTGCTGTTCCCCCCATACCGTGCCCTACGATATGGTGCGGATCATCTGCTGGCCGTCGGCAACACTCACAGGGTTGTGTTTTAACCCAGCGGGTGTACGTCTCATTTATCCAGCGGCGTCGCTTTGGCCTGAGCATGAAAGATTCTGGAGACTCCGGATCAACAGAGAGCGTGAGGATCTTCTTCGCCTTCTCCTGCACGAGGCTGGTTGCAGACGCTGAAGGCACAATGTCGCTTTCCCTCATGACAGAGCGGATCTTCTCATCCGGAAGGCGCAGCCCTTTGTGCGCAACACTTTCCGGAATAACATCAGCCAGGTCGTTTCTGACCATCCACCAGCACAGTTCCGGAAGCGTCAGGATATGCGACTCGGGAAAACCAGAATCACGCCGAATGACTTCCAGAATCCAGGATACCAGGTTTCCTGCCGCTATACCTGCAAGCTGTTCGGTATGCTGCCCCGACAAAGTGTGATCGCAATGCCAGCACAGGCGAATACTTCCTGGTGGGTGCCGCATTGTTGTGAAGTTCTTGTCGTGCCACGATGAATGTGGCCACTGGCATTCAAACCGATTACTCACCCATTGCTCAAGGGAAGCAAGCCCACCGGCACGCTGAATAACCCGATCATTCCCGAAGACCTGCCGCATTACCGGATCATCAGCCAGCGGCTGAATGGCGGCGGGAACAGCTCCTGTACTGAATGACGCCATTTCTTCTGGTTCAGGCTCGAGCAGAACGCGACCGCGCATAAAGAGGTGCATCAGTTCCGCGCCGGGACGAAACAACACAATCCCCATGCGATGGGCGACTTCAGGAGTTAACAAAGCCCTCACGCCGCCTGCCCCCCTGCAATATGTTCAGCCCACAAACCACCAATCCAGCGTACTCCCTTGGCAGTGAAACGCGTCTGGCTGAATGCGTGATTGGATGTGCTCGATGTTCCCGTCTTAACTTCAAATCTTCCCGCGGAACTGTGCTGCGCCATGGGGGTAAGTGTGCCGCCGAGGCGATACAGGATATTGCGTTCAATAAGGAACAGACGAAACTCAGTTTCTTTTGCGTTAAGCAATTTGGCTACCTGCCGGAATGACATGGAGCCTTTTGCAGAGCAATAACGATCAACAAACTCCACTTTTGGCGCCGCGGCTGCCAGCTGGATCGTCAGTTGCTCTTTCTGCTCGGCTAAATCAGCAGCCAGGCGAAGCGCTTCCGGTAATGAGCGGGGAACACTGACACTCTGCCCTTCTTCCAGTTCCTGCCAGCGATCGACGACCGCGGCGGTAAATTCAGGTGATAATCTGGCAACAATCACCAGAGAGTCGCGTTTGTTAAAACGATACTCCTGGTAAACATTACCGTTATGCTCAAAATCGAACTGCGCCAACGGCGCGGTTAAAATTCCCGCAGCAACAAGACGCTCAGCCGAGCGTTTCACGTCACTGTGTTTACTCTGAACCAGATCCGCAATATCACGGCTGGACATTGTTACTACACCATTCACACTTAACTGGCTCATACTTTTCTCCATATCAGGCGGCTGCACCCGCCGGTTCATATCTGCTGATCGTTATCTCTACCCGACCTTTCGGCACTACGGGTCCCCATTCCACCAGCATGCGCTTAATCTGGCTGTCGTCTTCCCAGACACCCGCATGCGTCAGCGCGTCAAACAGGGCTTTGTTGTAATTATCGATATCCCGGCGGCGCGCATCCGGCGGGTACAGAGTGATTTCTACCGCTGCCAGTTCAGTCGATGGCTTCGGGAGACGTCGTAATTGCTCAATGATCGCCACGCAGGCAGCGCTCTGGTATTTACGGCCATCAGCGCTAATGAGGTGACGACCAGCCAGCGGCCCCTTGTTAGGGGCGCGCCAGTAAGTGTTCACGCTCGGAGGGAACGGGAGCACAAGTTTCATGCCACCTCCTGCTGTTGCACTGCACAAAGTTCCGGAAGATTTGCCTCCACCAGCGCCCGGGCGAATGGTGGTGGTACCGCATTACCGCAGCGGGCTACCTGCTTATCTTTTGCATAGCGATTTCCACGGTAGTCCTGATCAATAACGTATCCATCGGGGAAGCCCTGCGCTTTGTAGAGTTCATGCGGCTGCAACATGCGCATTCCGATATCAACGATCTGGTATTTCACCCCATCGATAGTTACCAGCCATTCATCGTCACTTTCCCCGCAGTACGTCTCGAGAAATGTGCGTACCTCACCCACGTGCTGGCCACCAGCGGTGATTGTTGGCATGGGCACATCTAGGCGTTGCCCGTCGCGGCATGTTCCACGCAGTTTCACCAGATGAGAGGCAACTACTGCATGATGGTCGACAGTGGTCACTGAGTGCGCGGGTTCATCCATACTGACACCCGGCCCCGTATAGTTACCGCCGTAGTGTTTAGCCAGGAACGCGCTCACCGTCGCGAATTTATTTCCACCTGCAGTAACGGTCCCCAGCGGGTTATCCAGCCGCAGCACACGCGGTTCTTGTCCAGGTCGTTCGCCATAACCCATCTGGATCAGCGTAGGCGTTACCAGTTGAGATTTACCGCCACCGCCAGCAGTGATGGTTGCGCTCGGTTCGTCTGCGCGGTGTCCGACGCTGGCCCCAAACTGCCGGGCTATCACTGGCGCAACAAGACAGGCGCGGGATTGCTTCAGAATGGTATGAGCAGGTTTATCCAGCGGGCGCGGTTTAGCCTGGTATTCACTACCACCATTACCCGCCAGGAATGGCGTCAGTGCAGCCTCAACAATCCCGAGTGCATGCCCATTCCCACCTGGACGTTTTGATGTGCCAGCGGTTACCGTCGGGACAGGTTCGGTAACTGGCTGCCCGGTTGCGCCAGTGCGGAATTTTGTCAGGTGTGGAACGGCTAACGCGTAGCCGAGTTTTTTAGTAATGGTCTGTAAAGGCTCATTCAG